GACGATCACGATTCGGGCATCCAACGGAATTCAGATGTATCAAGTTACCGCTACGTCGGGGTCGCCTAATTTTACGTTCCCCTCAGCGATTACATTTATCGAATCTATTACCTACGATAGCCTTATTGAAAAGTTCGATATCCGATCTACCGCAGCTACCGTTAACACCACGCTTGCTACAGTGGGCTACGGCAGCGGGTCAACCCGCTATCGCCGCTTTAGAGTGGGCGATCCTTCACTCCCCGCTGTTATTGCGCACATGCTAGTGAAGCGGTCTTGCCCAGCCTTTTTGAGCGATAACACCATTATTCACCTCGGCGACATCAACGCGCTTAAGCACGGTCTTTTAGGGCGGATCGCAGAAGATAGCGCGGATATCGAGCGCGCCAATTACCATTGGCAGATATGCACGCAGCTTCTTGATTCCGAGCTAGACGCCTTTAGGGGAGCTGCTAAACCGATGCTTCAGATCAATCCTTACGGAGTGAGTGGACCCACAATTAACATGCTATAATGAAGTATCCCAAAACAATTGCTATCGCGGGGCACAACATAAAGTTACGATTTGAAACGCTGTGCGATTGTTATGGTCAATATGAGCATGACCGAAAAACAATTCTAATCGACAAAGAATATCACGGTCCGGACGTATGTGTGCTAGAAACCATACGGCATGAAATGCTGGAAGCGTCTCTCTTACTATCTGGCGTCGGATTTTCCGATAAATACTGTCAAGAAATAATAGTTCGGTGCATCGAAGAAATTTTCTTCCCCGCATGGGACCGATTCTGCGAACGAATACATGGCAAAAAATAGGTCTACAAGCGCGTCGAAAATAATTGAAGTCATCCCAACTGCAAAAGATTTAAAAACGGCGTCCGATAGGGCTGCTCAGTTAGGTGTATTGCCCAATTCATTTACTGGCGGCCGAGGCAGGATGACGGGCTTCTTAGGTGAAGTTGCTTTCGGGAACTATTACAAGGACTGTTGCTACGTGGGTGACTCTTCTTTTACGCACGACTTCACGCTCAATGACTGGAAAATCGAGGTTAAATCGAAGAGCTGCTCTTCGAAGCCGAAGGTAGAATACAACGTATCGGTTAATGGTGGAGAAAATAAAGAATGGTTAAACGATATTTTTTTCTTCACAAGAGTAAACTCTTCATACTCGCGAGTCTGGCTTTTGGGCTGGATGAAACGGGGTAATTTTCTCCGCAGGGCAGAATACAAAAAAGCGGGTGAATCCGATTCTGACGGATTCACCCACCAATCTTCGGGGCATCACTTGTCAATTAAGCAACTGCGTCGGCCAGACTCTTTCCTTGACTCATTGTAATGTCATATTTTGAGCTTAGATCGATCTCCCAGATCTTACCACCACCCTTACCGTCCGAACGGACTGGTCGCACGTGTGGGTTGTTCTTACCAGCTTCTTCCATAGTTGACATTCCACGGCGGACAAATTCCAAGTTGGCGCTCATACCTACATTTCGCCCGTTGTTGAACTCGTGAAGTGAGACTTGAAACTCGGTGAGCGTCCCCCTCCAATGAGTCTTGTCGGGCGTATAATCGCGCGCACGCTTGGCGAAGAACTCAACAAGCTCTGCAACAGACGAGCGACTGGAATTGTCATAAGCTGCAGAGGCAATAGTCTCATCTATGTAGCTCTTAATCCCGAAACGGCCAAATTCTTCAAGGGCTTTTGGGACTTTCCAATCCAAGAGCCATCTCGCGAAGTGGGAGAGTTCCTCCTCGATTGTCTTCTCTAGTTGCGAATTGCGGGGGAATTTACTTGTTGCAGTATCCGCGATACGGAGCGCCATAAGTTTGTCGCGATTGCTACTGTCAAGCGCGGGAATTACCGAGAGACTGTTGGCGTCCATGTTGAGTGAAAAGATCACCCGCCCAGTCCACGGAATTGAAAGCGCGTCAGCATACTTAGCCATGTATTCAACACGTGGGTTTGCTACGGAACGCTTAATTAGTTCAGTAGCCTTACGCTGATCCTGAAAGGAAGCGGCCGACGTTGTATCGTCGATAACCCATGCTGCCACACGACCCAAGTCTTTGTTGAACTTGGTCTGACCGCTTAGGTAATCGCTGGCGTCCGCATATCCGCCGACTAACCCGCTGATCACTCGGTTGGATAACAACGACTTTCCTTTATTCGTCGGGCCGACCAGCAATAATGCGTGGCCTTGAACGAACTCACGCTCGTAGACCGCTTTGTAAAACCGCTGCAGCCATGCGTAGAAGTAGTCTACAGTATTATTGGAGCGTGACGAATCGTTGACAAATAACTGGTTTAACCATCCGTGGATGAACGGCCACTTAGCGATGTCGCCGTCAATGTCTGGTTCGATTGGTTTTATATTAGCGCAGTTGAGAATGCGATTCCCGTTACTGACAACTATGCGGTCTTTACTGAAGACTACAGGGGCGATCTCATCGATACGATTCTGGTTCGATATCGTCAGGATAGCCGCTTCAACTTCCGAAAGAGGCTGACCTTTCTTCTGTTTGATAGAGAAGCCGCTCTGACGTAGCTCAAGAACAAGCTGCTCCCGTGGTATTGTGACGGCCGCTTCGAACAGTAGCTTGAAGAATGATCGCCCGTTGAACCAGTATTCGCCAAGTAAGCTGCCCATCTTCTTCTGCTCAAAAGCCTTTACAAACGCCCCGCCGAGAATATCTCCCCAGCTCATAAAGCCTTGAGAGGCGCGGTCGCTGTAGCAGATGATCCCGTCTTCCACGACTTGGCAGCCGTCTCGGTTGATGCCGTCGTCGATCCAGAATAGTGGACCGCGTGAACCAATTTCAAAATCGCCAACCCAGCGGTTAGGGTATCGGGCTTCGACTTCTGCTGCGACAATATCGATTGGGATCGACGTGTCGTTAGATTGCGGTGGTGCGTCTCCAGCAGCTTTGGTGAGCGCGGTATGGACGGCGATATCGGAGAGTATTCCACCGACGCTCGTCCAGTCATCGCCCAGTTCGAAATACTGGTTCGCCTTGATCGAGGTGCTATCGAATCCAGCGAACAAGCGTTCCAGCTTAAGCGTCGTCTTGATGTGCTTCATGAAGCTGTCGAACATCGCGGGTGCGATTGGCATTGGGTTTTCGAATTCCCAGATAAGGCGTAGATATCCAGACTGGGTTTTTGTCCTCCATGTTGGCGGGTTCAAGCCGCACTTAGAGGCGATGTCGCTATCGATGCTACCCCAGTTTACGGGAGCGTCGTAGTCGGCGATGACCCCATAAATCTTGTTCGGAGGGTTATCGTTCGAGATCCGCTTCGACGGCGCGCTTCCTTCGACCGCGCTATAGAAAACGTGGTCTGTTCCCGCGTCAGCACACCAAGCTCGATAAGCTGCCTTGTTGGTAAAGGCTGGCTTAGGCTTGCTAAGTGTATTGAGTGTGGTGGCTTTTACAGCGCGATTGTCGCGCAGGTTCTTAATGTATCGGTATGTCATTTTGTGTATGTGTGGAGATTATTTTTCGTAGACGGAGATTATGTTCCCTTCAGCGGAAACTGGAATGTCTGAAATCCAATCGGGTGGAGTAGACATGATTTCAACGATGCGTGCCAATGCGTCTTCGGCTTCGGCCTCATCGACTTCGACGACCACTTCATCGTGGACGTGGAAAATGATCCTGAACCCCGAATCATGAATCCTGCAAAGCATGCTGCAGAAGATATCACGCGCAAGTGCTTGGGACGCATTCTCGGCAAGAAGACCGCCCCACAGCTTAACCGGAACGCGCTTACCGTTTCGGTTCATCAGGGCTACATAGTTGATCTTCCCGTTCTGCTTTACAGGACGTAGCTTGCCATAATCAAGGGCGCGCCCACTCGGAAGGTCGATGGTGAGCGGTATCTGTTGGTCGTAAGACACCGCAACATCCGTCGTGTAATCGCGCCAGAGTCTGGTAACGGAGGTCATCTTGTTCCGGTAAAGCTGGATAGCGGAAGTAGCGTCTTTCAGAGTCATGCCTGACATGACGGTAAACTTCTCTGCACCAGCTCCGTAGCCACAGCCGAGAACCATCGCCTTTACGCGATGACGCAACTTGGAATCCTTCTCGCGAAGACTACCTTTGTCACGGCTCCATAATCCGAAACGAATGGCGAAGGCTTCGTAGATGTCATCACACGCTTTGATCTCAGCCATCGCCTCTTTGTCTTTGGCAAGCCAGCACAACGTGCGCACTTCGATTTGCGAAAGGTCAACCACAACGAGCTTCTTACCAGCTGGTGCTGCAATCAAACTGCGCAGCTTCACTCCGAACATCTCTTCTTTCGGTAGGTTCTGTATATTCAGGTTGCCGCCAGAGCCACTAAAGCGTCCGGTGTGCGCCCCGAAATACATTAACCCACCGTAGTAGCGGTTGTCAGGCATCGTCGCAAACTGGAAGGACTCGATTTTCTTTTTGAGCGAATTGATTCGACGCCAGCTGATAACAGCGTTGACCCACGCATACTTCTTACCATTAACGCGCAGCCACTCTTGGGCATCTGCATCTGTTGCAGCAAGGCTGTGGGGTGGCTCGATACCAACTTTACGACATTGCGCGTCGAAAGCTGGACGACTGAGTAGGGGCTTATCGTTGAGCCACGGAATCGCTTCCTCAGCTTCGAAGAGTTTGATGTTGATAATTTCGATCTGTTTTTTCAACAACTCAGTGTCGATGGGGATACCGCGTTGCACAGATGTTCTGTTAACGAAGCTGATAGCTCGTTCAGCGGCAGGCCATTTCGGTGAGTAGTCCTGCCACAGGCGCAAGCAGAGTTCTGAGTCCTTCAGCGCGTATTCGGTTACCTCTTTCTTGAACTCCTCAGACATGGTGGCCCAGTTTTTGTTGCTCATGTTGTCACGTGTTGATTTATCAACGGTGAGATTGTAAGCAGCGGCGGCAGCGTTTTTAAGGGATCGCGGTAGCCCGCAGTAGGCGACCATATCCGCAGTGCAGTGCCATTCTGCGGCCTTTGCTTCAGGCCACCAGTTCTGGGTTACACCGTACAGGTAGAGGGTTTCGTCGAACGATGCGTTGTGAGACAGGACAGTCTGTCCTCCTATGAGGGACCAATCGAAGTCTTTTGGGTGTCCTACAAAGGAGAAGCCGTTATCCGCGACGACAGAAACCATGTAAGCGTCGAAGTCAGGATGAGAAAAATAGCCCAGCGGGCCGAGTGTTTTAATCGAGCACTCTTTCGAGTAATACGATTCGAAGTCAATAGCGTAGGTAGTCATATGTGGTATTTGTGGCCTGAGCCGAAAAAGCCCACATCGAGTAATACCCGATGTGGGCTTTAGGTTTTGGTTGCTGATTAGTCTTCGACTACTTCAAACTTCAGTTCGAGTTGCCCCTCTTCAGGTGGGATGACTTCCGCAAGAGTGTCACGGACGACAATCAGTTTGTTAAGGTTCGACTGGATTTGCTCAAGTTGACCAGAAAGATCGTCGATCATTTTGCTCAGCATTGCTACTTCTGTTTTTAGGATTTCGTTTTTTTCCATATGTATTTTTTGGTTTATGCTACGAAGGATTGGGTGAACTCGATAACAGCTGGGTCAGGTGCTTCTGGGCTTACGCTCAGCGATGGTGCATACCAAGAGTATTTACCCTTGGAGATAAGCCCTGCGCTGAAGTTCCATAGGCGTCCTTGAAGCGGCGTTGTCTTGTTGAAGGCTGCGAACGTGGCCAAACGTTTGTAGGTCTGGCGGTAAGCATCCTTAGCTACGTTGATGCGACCCATTGCATATTGGTGATTACCAATAGGGAACGGATAAGCTTCTTCGTTGTCAGCGCCTTCCGGTTGCTTGAAGAGGAGAGTGATCTCCGCAAACTCAAGTATCCCGTAATCCGATTCGGCAGCGATGCGGTCGGCATCTTCCCGTGAGTAGGCGATCTTGGGGATACCGTCGTCGTCGTAGGGAATGTCTTCGCGCCATCCTTTAAGTGCTGAGATGACCATAACTTGACGGACTTCTTCAGCGTCTTGAATAACGTGCTGCTTATCGATAACAACAGACCCGATAGGTGCGGGAATGTCGCTGGTCTTCTGAACGATATTGATACGTGGGATATCGATATCTGCGGCGTCAATCGACAAACCGCTTTGGTTTGTGATTCCAGTATTGTGTTCCATTTGGATTACTTCTGTTTCCATATTCTTGGTTTCGGTTTTGGTTTCGGTTTCGGTTTCGGTCTTTTGTTTCTTGTTTTTGGTTGCCATATTATTGGTTCTTGTTTCTTGTTTCTTGTTTCTTGGTTATCGACTGCGATTTACTGGAGTGTATAGCGCGTGTCGGAGGTTTTGAGAATACCTGCGTTTTCGCAGGCGTCAACAAATTCTTCAGAAATTTTTCCTTTTTCACCCTTTTCAGCATTTGCTGAAATCAGCTTGCAGACCTTACTGATTGATATTGTGGCGTTCTCAAGGATTTCCGCCGAGTCAATTCCAAAACCCATAGCGACCGCGACGAGTCCGCCGTTGTCAGTGATACTCTTTGTAGCGCCCATTGAGCGGAGGCGGAGGGTGGGGAACTGCATCCCGTCTTTGGCGTGTTTCATAATACGCTCTTTGAAACGGTCGGACCAGTTAGAAACAATCTTGGAGATTGCCCAGAGTTCTTCAAGATCCGATGGGTCTTCGGTTTTATCAAAGTCGATATCTGGCAACTGAGGATTTACCTTCTTGGCAACTTCAACAATGAGTCCACCCAACGCGGGGCAGTGGTCCTCGTGGCGGCAGAAGCGGCAGTTCTGTGTTGGGCGGCAGTCGCTGATTGCTGGCGTCCCGTTCTCCCACATTGGGCGGACGCGCTCGCCTTCCCTGATGATATTGCTGAGTTCGTCGATAAGAGGTTGGAGATCGCGGCCACGCTCAAAGGTGTGTGCTAGGGACGCACGGTGTTGCGGGACATAGAACACGAATGTGATTTCGTTTATTTCTTCAAACTGCTGGAATGCGCCAATGACGTATGCTTTAGCTTGCCAGTTCTTTTCGGGCGGGTCGATGATGGAGATACCAGTTTTGTAGTCTGCCATAACGGCGCGATCACCCATTTGGATAAAGCGGTCGCATGTCCCCCAAGTCTCAGTTCCGTTGAGCCTGATATTTACTTGGATCTCGTTGTGTTCGATTCCGCCTTCTGGGAAGTTCTTCATGAACTCCTTTTCCATTTCCACAATCTGATCGTAGATATTGGTTTCCTCTTCGTTATGCAAAGCGGACGGGTCGAAGACTTCAAGAGCTTCGTGGATGCGTGTCCCCATTTCGGCGGCAGCGGATGACCCGTCTTTGCCGTGGTAGCCAGCGCAGCCAGCGACATACTTGAGAGATGATGGCGAGAACTCCGCGTGTCCGCGTGAGCTGTGGTCGGGGGTAGTGGTTTCTTGGTTCATGAATCTTGTTTCGTGTGAAGTGTGTCCATAGCTTTGCGCTTTTTCTCTAGCGCGGTCAAAACTTTTTCTTCAATAGTTTTCGAAGCGACTAGAACCCTTTGAATTGCAGGGCTTTTTGCGTTTGCGCGATGGATGCGACCGAGTGTCTGGACGTATTCTTTCACGTTAAACGTGGGTGAGATCAAACTCATGCGCGGGTATCCACCGTGTTCATCGTGTAGAGATACGCCGACTCCGCCAGCCGCAATGTTGCAGATGATGACGCGGGTTTGGTTGGTCTGGAACCGTTGCACGTTATCTTCGCGAACCATAGCTGACTGACCACCGACAACGACTGATGCGTCGGGAAATGATGACGCTAGTGACTTGACTGTATCTACGAAGTTGACGAACACAGCTACACTGAATCCCTCTTCGTTTGCGTCTTCGATCATGCCAATGATGTCTGGCACTTTCGCTGCCTCTGCAAGCTGACGAGCGCGTAGAATCTCGACAAGGATATGGGGACTCGCGCCACCTCCTTCAAGGAAGGTTTCAACGATGTCAGGCGTAATGCCGTGCTGCTTGTAGAATTTAGCGATGTCGCTCAGGCCAGAGAACGCGAGCGGCTCTGTGATAATCTGGTTATCAGCAAAGGCTGCTGGCAGATCTGCGGGGGTAAGCTTAACGCAATTCACGCCGTAGAGTTCTTTGTTGAGGTCAGACAACTTTGCAAGTGGACCCGCGACCCACTTGTGCCACGGGTCTTGTCTGCAACCGTAGCGCAGCATCCAGCT